ATAAGGCACAGACCAGAATGTTTGAAAATGACTTCATCAATGGACTGATTGCGGCGGCTGGATTCCGGACAGATGAAGTAAAGCATCTGGAAATCAGGCGTGGAGGCGTTCTGTATTTTGCATTCGATATCCGTGCTCTTGGCGAGGACGAATACAACAGATGTAAAACCAAGCACACAAAGTACGTGCGTAACAAGCAGCTTGGCATTAAACTTCCGGAAGATACGAATACGGTTAAGTACAGATGTGCCATTATCTATCAGGCTACTGTAGAAGAAGACCGTGCGAAACTCTGGGATAACAAGAAAATCTGGGATGCACTGAATGATAAAGGCTGCCAGATTATGAATGGGCTGGATGTTATCGAATACGCCCTGAAGAGTGGAGAAAAGGAAAGGGTAATCGAAGAGATTGATAAACTCAGCGGTTATGACAGCAGCGACAATCTGGAGGAAGTGGCAAAAAACTGATAAAGGCCGGAGGAAAGGCCACGCTACTCCATCACATATTCCAGAAAACAGGAATGACAATAGATGAATTTTACGAGAAGCCCCCTGGTGTGAGGGCTTTTTTGCTTGCGTCAATGCAAATAACGCTTGAATCCTACAAGGAAGGAGGGGAAGTAGATGGCTGAAACTGTGAGAATTGAAATACCGATTGAAGTTACGGATAATACAGACCCGGAACTGTCGAACATCGCCAATTCGTTTGAGCAGGTCGATAGTGCGGCGAGACAGGCGCAGAACTCTGTAAACAGAGCCAGCAGAACCGTATCACAATTCGATAGATCAGCGGAGAGGACACAAAAAAGTCTTTCAAGCTGGATGAAGCAGAAATACCAGTTGTTGTTAGAAGCTAAAGACAAGGTTTCTCCCATTGTGGATAAGCTGAAATCCGGACTGAAGACTATCGGGAACAAGACCTGGAATATCACGATGAAAGCGGTAGACCTGGTTACATCTCCAGTCAGAGGAATTATCAATCTGCTAAAGAATCCCGTCTTCCAAGTAGGAGCGGTACTCGGAGTGAGCATAGGGCTAAAGGATACAATAGATACCTTTGCTAACTTCGAGGCCGCAATGAGCCAGGTGAAAGCTATAAGTGGCGCTACAGGGGAAGATTTTGACAAGCTGACTGAAAAGGCTAAGTACATGGGTGCTACCACAAAGTTTACGGCCACGGAAGCGGCAGAAGGATTTAACTACATGGCGATGGCTGGGTGGAAGACCCAGGATATGCTTGACGGTATTGAGGGAATTATGTCTTTGGCGGCGGCATCCGGGGAAAGTCTGGGAACCACCAGTGATATTGTTACAGATGCTTTGACAGCCTTTGGGCTGAAGGCTTCGGACTCCGGGCATTTTGCTGATGTTCTGGCGCAGGCATCCGCAAATGCCAATACCAATGTTGGTATGCTCGGAGAGAGTTTTAAATATATCGCTCCGGTAGCGGGGGCTATGGGATACAAAATCGAAGATATTTCCCTGGCACTTGGATTGATGGCAAATTCCAGCGTAAAGGGTACTATGGCCGGTACTGCATTAAAAACCGCACTTGCAAACATGGCAGCCCCTACAGACAAGATGGCGGCGGCGATGGATCAATACGGAATAAGTCTCACTGACGGAAAAGGAAACATGAAGTCCTTCAGGGGCGTGATGGATAATCTGAGAACCAGCTTGGGAGGATTGTCAGAAGCAGAACAGACCGCAGCGGCATCCACTATTTTCGGTAAAGAAGCGATGGCGGGTATGCTTTCCATCATCAACGCATCGGAAGAGGACTACAACAAATTAGCTGATGCAGTGAACAATGCAGACGGGGCATCCCAAAAGATGGCAGACACCATGCTTGATAACTTGCAGGGTGCTTTTACATTATTACAGAGTGCTGCTGATGGCGTTAAACTGTCACTGGGAGAACGTCTCAAACCGTACCTGATGGATTTGGCTACCTGGTTGACGGAGCAAATGCCTAATATTGAGGCTGGACTTATGCACTTCATGGACTATGTGGACGAAAAGGTTGATTCCTTCAAAAAGAAAATTGCAGAATTTACAGCTACAGATGAATGGAAAAATGCAGACTTCATGGGTAAGGTTAAAATTGCCTGGGATGAAATCATAGCACAGCCATTCGGAGAGTGGTGGGATAACAAAGGCCATTCATTCTTTGTCGGAAAAGCCGGCTCTATAGGTAGAGGGATAGGAACTGCAATCTCCACTGGCCTTCTGGCATTGCTTGGAGTGGATGTATCCGGTGCGATAGATGAAGGGGCCAGTGTTGGCTCCGCTTTTGCGAAAGGACTGATTGACGGTTTTGACGTTGGAGCATTGAAAGATAAAATATGGTCTGCTATCCAGGGAATATTCTCCAATGCAGGAAAAATTCTTCCAGGAGGAGAAGAAGCAGATTTGTCATCGTGGATATCAGCGGCGATGATTGCTAAAGTTGGACTTCCACTGTTGAGTATGGGAACAAAAGGTATTAGCCTTGGAAGAAGTATTTTTGGGAGCCAGACAGTTTCCACAGATGGAGGAGGAACCACGGTGGTTCCTGGAATCGGAAGAAGAATGATAGGAAGTGCCGGAGCCGGAACGGGTATTCTCGGTTTTGGTGCAAACACGGCAATTAGTTTGGGCGCAGGAAACCTGGCTGGCGGAGCATCACTTTCCGCCGGAGCGTTATCTGCTCTCGGTCTTGGTGCTGTAGCTGGCGGAGCGGTCGGAGGTGCCACGTTAATAAGCGGAGGTGCTGACCTGTACAAAGGATTTACTTCCAAAGACAAGGAAGAAGCGGCGGCGTATAAAGAATCTGGAGCGTGGAAAGTCGGAGGCGTTGCGGCTGGTGCGGCGGCAGGCGCAGCTATTGGAAGCGTTGTACCTGTTCTCGGAACGGCAGTAGGCGCTTTGATAGGTGCAGGTGTTGGAGGTATAGCAGGATGGATCAAGGGTGACAGCGCAAAGAAAGAGTATGAGGAAAACCTGAAAGCGGCACAGGAGGAAGCTGAAGCATTGGCACTGGCTGAAGAACAGGCAAAGTACGAATCACAGGATTTGAAGGATGCTCTGGCTGATAGCAGTATGACGGCGGAAGAGTTCGGTCAGAAATTCCAGAAAGCCGTAGGTGAAAACCTGAAGAACCATTTCGGAGATGTTAAGCTGTCAATGCAGGAGATTCAGGATATTGCCAGAAAGATGACCTTCGGTGAAAACATTGAAGGTGTTACCAAATTCTCTGACGCTTCGGAATCAGCAAAGCAGGCATACAGCAACATGGAAACTGCTATATCCAATATGGATAAGTTGAACTGGAAGGCAAGCCTGGGAATGAAGTTTGACGATACGGAGATACAGGAGTATGTGACCGGGATAGATGCACTAATCCAGAGCGCAACGGATTATGTAGAGAGTAAACACTATGAAGCAAAGACGGCAATAGACCTTTTAGTGGAACCAAACACAGACATTGATATGACAACGGGAATGAACGCTGCATATGCCAGTCTGCAAGAGCAGATAAATTCACTCGGAAACGAGCTGACGGCAAAGGTCAATGTAGCCCTGGAAGATGGTGTTATCACGCTGGACGAACAGGCTGAGATTACAAACCTTCAGAACCAGATAGCAGAAATTACTCAGAAAGTATCGGATATCCAGACCGAAGCGGAGTTTAAGGCACTGAAGATTAAGTACAGCGGAGCAAATCTGGATGCTGATTCCTTTGCGGAATTGCAGGCGGAATTGCAGGAGCAGGTGGAGAGTGCTACACAGTCATATGATGAAGCACTGAAAGTTGGAATTGCAAGCCTGGAATTGCAGTTAAGTGAGGGTGCTATAGACCAAAGCCAATATGATGAACAGCTTCAAGCCCTTGCGGACGGATACGAAGCAAAAATATCTGATATGCAGGTCACGGTAGAAAACTTCCAGTTGGAATCTATTGCTGAAGCATATGCAACAGAACTGGATGGAATCCTTCCGGATATTGAGGGAACAACAGCAGAGAAACTTAAAACAGCACTGCATAATGCTATGGCAAGCGGTGTGGACGTAACAACATGGGATACGGCAACGGCTTCACAGTGGTTAGGATTGGATAGTCTTAGCATGGAGGCGCAGACGGCAATTACAGAAATGATGAGCGGAGTTGCAGAAACCATTCCGAAGAGTATGCAGGAGCAGATAACATCTGCCTTCAGCAGTATAGATATGAGCGGAGCATATTCCGGTATTGATTTTGTAGGGCCGTTTTCCAATGAGTTTTATGAACAGATGGCAGCAGTAGAATTAACCGGCGCAACAGACCCGCTTATGTCATCCATTCAGACCGGATTGCTTACTGGTTTGACTGCCCTGGACTATTCTGGCATCGGCACTGGTGTTGGAAGCGGAGTTGGAGGAGCAATCCAGAATACGGATATGGGGCCAATCAACTCAGCTATCGGAACTTTAAAGGGGAATACCGGAACTGCAATAGATTCCGCTTTTGCCCCTGGTTTTAATACAACCACGCCGGTTACTATCACGGCGAATTATAAGTTGGCGAATCCATCGGCAACAATCAGCTTCTCCGGAGGAGGTTCCGGAACAGCAACGGTAAATGCCAGCATAGCATCAAACGCAAACGGCGATATTGTAGACGGCCCGATTCTTTCATGGGTAGGAGAGGACGGTCCGGAAGCGATTATCCCTCTAGG